ATTCTGTCAACGACAGTCTTAGCATTAGTGCGTGTAATCGCATCGTTTGGTTCAAACAAGAACGGACGTACTGCGTCGTCAAGTTGTTCACGAAGGTAAATTACCAAACGAGAAACGTTGATACGATCAAGTGCGCTGGATGTAGGATTTAAAGTCTTTTGTCCGAATACGCTAATTCCACGTCCTGGGAATGTTGCAATCGGGTTAACTTTATTTAAATACAATGTGTCGCGTTGGCCGTTGTTTAAGCTAGCCGCCACATATTCACTTTCTGCCGCATCTAAATAACCTACACTAGTTACGTTGTTAACTACACCACGTTGATACCCTGCTGGAGCAAACCACGGGAAAGCAACTTGGTCATTGTACGCAATTGTACGTAATGCCATATGAGATGCCGGTACCATGATGTTTGTTCCATCTAGGTTAGTTGTTAAACCACTTGGATAGTAAACTGCCGCTTGACTGCTTGCGCTAACAAGTCCATCTTCGCCGTTTTCTATTGCGTTGTTACTGTTAGTAGCCCATGCTTGGATATCAGTATCTGAACTGCTTAGTCTAAATGGAGGGTCAATAAGAGCAAACACAGTGTCTTTTCTGTCAACGCTCAAAGTAAGCATTTCGTCTGTTAGTTCAGGATAACCCGGAACTGCTACTATGTTGAAACGGTTTGTTTCGTTACGAATATCTTCATTTGAGGATACTGCCGATTGCATTGCGCGAACTACTGCTTTACGCTGTGCTTTTCTTAGCAATATGCCAGAGCCGTCTGCGTTGTTGCCGCTGTAATTTTCCCACAGGCTGTCAGTGTCGTTCCACTGTTTGACATTACCACCACTTGCTCGATAGTTCCAAGCAAGCATGCCTGTTGGATAAAGTGCCGCACTCGGCGCATCTGCGTCCAGGCTTGCAGTAGTAGTTCTAAAGTCAGCAAAGAGAATGCCGTCCGGACTACTCTGGTCAGTTTGGTCTACTAGGTTAAAGCTAGCGCCATCATATTTGTAAAGTTTTATGTTTTCAGTATCAGCACTGTTTATCCAAACATCGCCACTAGCAAGTGCGCTAATGCCATCACTTTGTAAAGTAGGTTCAGTTGCTGAAGTTTGGAAGTCGCCTGTAAATGTAACCCAAGTACTACCGTCGTGCTCCAGAAGATCAACATTAGTTGTGCTAATATCTGCATCATACCATAGCTGTCCGTCTGCTGTATCACCGACTGGTTCTGTTGCTGAGGGATCTATTACTAAGGTAGTAAAGTTACTGGTTGTTCCAGCCGTTAAGTTAATATTCGCTAAACGGAATGTAACGTTAGCAATATCACCTTCAGCAAGAGTAATATCTCTGCCGTCAGTGTTAATTAATGTAACTTTTCCAGCAACATTACTTGCACTAAGTTGATCAGAAAACGTAGTTGTTACGTTTGCCGCAGACAAAGCAGTTTGTATATCAGTAACAACATCATCTACTGAAATATTTCCGTCACTGTCGCTATCTGTTATAATATAAACTGGAATAGCTGTAGTTGAGTTATTAACATAAATGTTAAATGCTACGTTAGACGCATCGACTAAGCTGTTCGAAAGATCTGTGTCTGTTAATGCCGATGAGCTAGCTACAGTAACAGTAGACTCGCCATTCCACTCCTTGAAGTCACACTTAGCGATGAAACTGCTACGATCTGCGTATGATACGCCAGGAACTAATGTCCCTGCCGCTTCAAATGCGTCGTATGCTATTGCTGGGGTTTCATAAGCTGGCACCGAAGTTTCGACAAATTGGGCAGATGATGTGCTGTATTCATATACTGCCAGATCTATGCCGTTATTTGGAGTTGTTGTCTGAAGCATTAAATCTCCAGCAGATAATGGATCACCATTGGATCTTCCATTAGCGGATTGAGGCAGTGTTGTATGCGTAGCAAACTGAAAATCACTTGATGTAGCTGATGTCCAGGATCCGCTGCCGATGGCATCCCAGGTGCCTGAGGTTTTTTCATAAAAAGTCAAGCTGTTAGTTGAGTCGCCTGCGCTATCTGTTGAAACTACAGTATACTGTCCATCGATGCCGTATGCCGCTTTTGGTGTTGCATTAGCATATAAGTTTGTAGAAGTCGCTACAGTAACAGTTGCCGGTACCCAGGCAGTTCCGTCCCATTCTTTAAGGCCATATGTACTAGATGCAGTATCAAGCCACACTGTGCCGTCGGCAGGCGCGGCACTTGGTGCTGTTGCGCTAGATTCTAATTCTGATAAGTCTATATCAGCACGTAATACATAAGCTCTGTTAGAAATTCCTAAAAAGCTGTATGCGGCTACTAAGCCGTATTCGTTTGTTTCGTCACCGTGTATAGGTGATCCACCTGAAGTCTTAAACGATGGGTTACCAAAATTCTGTAGTAACTCACGTTGACTAGTGATTAAATATAAGTTGTTCGCGTTTGCGGCTGTAGTATATGCGGCTGTGGAAGTTCCGTCTGGTGCTGTCTTATCTTGTGCTGTTGCTATTACAATAAGAGGCACTGTTCCTGCACCAGCAGGTGCATAAAAACTTTCATCAGTTACGCTAATACTTACGCCTGGCGATACTAATGTTGCCATAATCTCTTCTCCTAAGTTTAGAGTGCGTTGTAACTATATTTATCAAATCGTCCAAATATAAGGCGATTTAGGCTATTAGCCCAATTTAGGAGATATTAGGTGGTATTATACTAATTTAAGGGAAGGGATAAGAAGTGATTTTTGAATATTCTTAACTTTTTCTTCTAAATCTTCGATGGAGCCGTCATTGTGAATAACGTAGTCTACCGGACTACCTACCCAGTTCCATTCAGATTCGTGTACATCTTTGTACTTAGTTTTCATAATCTTATGTGCGACTGCGCTATCGTTTGCGTCTTTAGCAGTGTCCCACCATTCAGGTAGTTCGTTGCGTCTAACCCAAATAACTTTGCCGCCCATGCGGTTAATTAGTTTTAGTTCGTTTTGGAAACGTGCATCACTTATTACTACTGTTTGATCTTTGTGACTTTTACGAATGCGATATTCCAAACTATCCATCCATAAGTCTTCGTGCCAATGCTTACGTAGGACATCAGTGCCAAGTAGCTGTAATGCAAGGCGGGGAGTAAAATTTGGAATATCTAATTTTTTTGACCAAAACAAGTCTGGGGTTTCTCGGAATTCTCTGCTTTCAACAGTGTCGCCTTCTAATAAGTCTCGTGGCCAACCGAATATTGCCGAACACACATCCTTGAGTGGCGCCGCAAAACTATCTGTTGCACAGCCAGCTTCCTCGAACATTCCTGCTACTGTACCTTTTCCACTTCCTATTAATCCAACGAGTCCTATTATAATGAGACTATCCTCCGAGCATTTATTTTAAATTATAACACTTATTTATGTATTGTCAAGTATTATGATAAATAAAAGTGTAGATCGCGTGTTGGAGCACCATCTACTCTAATACTAGAAAGGAGTATCAGCATGAGTATTTATAACTCTATCAAAAAACATAAAAGATTTACCGACGTATTACCGTACACATATTACATTAAACACATACTGTCTAATACCAAATATTATGGTGTTCGTTGGGCAAATAAAGTAAGTCCACTTAGCGATTTTGGTATAAAATACCATACCTCCGGCAAGTTCAAGGAAGAATTTAAATATCACCCCGAACGATTCGAGTACAGATTATGCTGGACGTTTGACCACAAAGATGATGCTATCTTGTATGAGAACAAAATAATAACAAGAGTATACAGAAAAAACGATTGGGCTAATAATAATGCTTATCCTGCGTTTTATAACCAGTCTGGACCAAATACTGGCAACAAAGTAACCGAAGAACAAAAAATACTTAGAAGAAAGCAAATAACCGGACGGAGAGGATTTAATAACGGAAGTAGCAATTTTCTATTGTTTCCGAATGACCCAAAAGCAAAATTGCTAGATTCGGGCTATACACAAGCGTTTAAAAATAAAGTAACTGCTTCGGCGAAGAACCGGCCTCCACGGACACAAGAATATAAAGAAAACATGTCAAGAAGTTGTAAGGGAAAGAAAGTATCAGATACTACTAAAGAAAGAATGAAGATTTCTAATAGCCAAGACGCAGTAGGCAGGTCTTGGTATAATGACGGGGCTAAAAATTATCGGCTAACGCCAGACGATAAAAGACGAAAAGTGTTATCGAAAGGACGGTTGTTATCTGAAAATCACAGAGAAAAAATCATAAAGCACAATAAATCAGAAGGGCAAAGACGGGCCGTTAGCGTAGCTAGGACTAGTGCTACCCGATAATGAAGCCGAGTGGGAAATTGCCCTCTTCCATGTTGTGTACTTGTTCCTTAAGTGCTTCCAGTTCTGCAACGGCTTCTGCTTTTAGAGCTTCACCATTAAGTTGGATATTTCCGCCTGCGCCGGGTAATCCGCTTTGGTACTTGCTACGTGCTTCGCCGAGCATATACTTAGACATTGCCAATGAGTAATTAGCTAACCAAGGATTAGCATAAACATCTCTCAACAAAACACTCTCAGGGATGAAATTGTTTACTACTGCTAACACTTCTTCTGTATGTCTTATATTTCTAAGTATTTTTAACTTCTTAGTATTTCTATTCCAGTTAAAGTCGTATTCGCTACCGAATATTCTACTAATTGTTTCTTTGTACTGCGCAAATGCGTCAAATACCGCAAGACCACCAATCTGGCCTGCCTGAAGCATGTACATATTGTTAAATGCTACATCAAATGGATCGAAGTTTGTACCGCCGCCACTGTTAGTGCCGATGCCTCGTCTGTAAAGACGCTGTACTTCCATAACCTCATCCGGAAAGGTGTATTCTGTTACACCTGCAATAGTGCTAAAAAATACTACACTTTCCTCAGTGCTACCGCTACTGGTTTGCCTGTAGACTGCTAATGCTTTATCAATAGCAACATCGTAATGTTGTCGGTCCAGTTCAACGTCTACCATATCGTCGGCTAACCGCAATCGTAATTCTTTAATAAGTTCTTCTCGGCTTAAGTAGCCGATCTGATTAATAGGCATGTAGTTTCTCCAAATACTTTACAGTATTTATCAACTAAATGCTTTTAGAATCACTATGTTAGGTCCTAGTCTGCCGTTTAACTTAGTATCCGTAGCTTTGATGCTATCGAATGCTTTTCCGTACTTAGTCTTTGCGTTGCCTTTGAACAGTTTAAGTTGCTCTTCGGGCTTACGTAGCGTTTTCTGAAAACTTAGGTTTTCCATAAAGTTTATAATCGACGCGCCTTTTACGCTTAGACTTGGACCTATATCGTCAGCCTTATAAACACCAATCTTTCTGTATTTGGTATTATACACCCAAAGCTCTCTAGCATCTATAATATCAGCTGGATTAATGCTAGCAATACCTAACTTACTATCGTTTATTTGATATTTTAGTTTAGCTACAAGTTTTTCTTTACTAACTGATTTAGGTTTGCGTGTCTTGCGTGTTGCTTTGCTAGTTTTAATGTATGTGTCGCAAGCCGCGTTAATTTTGTCAAAGAATGCTAAGAATTCCTTCTTCTTTTTAGCACTCAAATGATCGTATGCCTGTGTTAATTCCGCATCGTCGCCTTCGATTACTTCTACTATTTCAGTATAAGCAGGCTCAAATACGTCTTTAATGATTTTAGCGTGATTAGCTTTTATCAATCCGCCATCAAATGCTAGCATATCGTTATAAGGCTCAAATTTTGCTAGAGTAAAGTTGCCATCAACTAAGTCGTCGATGTAGCCTT